CTAATACAAGTTTATGAGTTTTAGTTCCATCTAAAGTGCCTGTCATACCAATACGATATTTACAGTCAACTAACTTGGTCATTATCTTCGTAAGAGAAACAGCCTTAAACAAGTGCGCTTCATCTCCAATTACAGCTCCGAAATCTGCGAAAAAAGTTTTAGGAAGTTTATATAAAGATTGCCAAGTAGAAATAACAACTCGTTTATCTTCATCTATTTCATACCCATGATAGTTTCTACTGATATTATTTTCACTATCAAAACCATAATCTTTAAAATCTTTGAACAATTGTTCTACTAAAGATGTGGTAGGAACTATAATAAGAATATTATTGTTTATAGTTCTTAAATAATATTTTACTAACATATAACTAATTAAAGATTTACCAGAGGCCGTTGGTGATAAAATCAGACCTCTTTCATTTTGTAGGGCGTAAATGAAGGCGTCAATTTGATAGTCCCGAGGTATGATAGATAGTTCAAGATCACTAACAAGTCCGTCTATATCAGCGGCTATGAGTGTGTGCTTTACTGTAATTTCATTGTTTTCAACTATTTCTATATTTTTACGTTTACACCACTCTTGTAAGTAAGGATACAATCCAACATATAATTGGCCTGTAGCATATGAATATAATCTAATTTTTCCATCCCAAACTCTATTACGATACTGTGGAGTAAACTTATAACCAGGCACTTCAAAAGAAAAATAATCTGATAACTCTGCTCTAATATCAGCTTCAGTTTTAATTTTTAAATAAACTTCGTTTACTTTTTCAACGATTATATTATGTGGAGATGCCACAATGTTTAGATAATACCAGAAGTGAACTTACGCCACTCAATAGCATTCTTAATTTGAAATGTACGATTTGAAATGATACGGATAGTTTTCTCTAAATAATTTACAATAGTTTGAAGATAAGTTATTTTTTGTTCAAGTTTAACAACTTCACTATCAGACCTAATATACTTATCCACATCTTGTCTTAATATTTTTAAATTAAAAGGCTGTGCTTGATAAACACTAGGAGAGGCTTTACCAGTATAATATTCCCACCTTTCTCTTATTAATATATCCCTATTTTGTTCTGCTTTTTTTAATAGATTAATAAATTGATTATGAAATTTGCTATACTTGTTATGTAATTGTGGAATTTTAAGCGATTCTATATCAAGCTCTATATCGTTTATTTTTAAATCAACATCAGCTAAATTTTCTAATTCTTCAAGTGTCATAATATTTCACCTTTATATAATTATAACATAATATAATTATTTAGTCAACGACCTATGATGTTGTTTCCACAGTAGTACTTGATCCAACACTAGCAAATTCATATATTGTATATGCAAAAGATACAGTAGCTGTTAAATAATTAATATCTGTTTCTTGTTGATTATATTCTAAACCTGACAATGAAATAGGATAGATATCTTTAAATCTAACTTCTAACGTTGGGTTATTTTTACTTGATAATACAAATAATGTTGCATCTGAATATGTAGCACCATCATCTTGTACGGCTTTTCTAACCTTGCCTAATTCTTTACTCAAACCCACATTAGTACCAGTTGGATATCTATCACCTCCTGCATCTTGTAAATTTCTAAATTGAGACCAATCTCTTGGAAACCCAAGACCTGTTAACCAACCATGCATTTCTCTATAGTTTTCTAAATTTTCATCTACTAAAAAATTGATATTTAAATTGGCATATTCTAATTTTTCACCAGGCATTGGTATGTCTTTTAAAGGTGTAGTTTGACTTGCTGTACCTAACGTTATGCTAGGAATATTAACAGCAGTAGCAAAAAATTCTACCTTAGGTAATTTGACAATAGTAAATCTAAATTGTGTAGGACTTGCATAGTCAAATTTAGTCGGTTGTCTATCAAGTGCTTTAATAGTAGTCATATCACTATTTATATGAAATATAAGACCAAAAAAAAGGGCGACTTTTACATCGCCCTTAATTCTGTTATATAAACACTTAATTACATAATGTTAGCAACTTGGACTCGTCTGTAATACCTGTTACTGTTTGCAGCCGTTAAGCCATCAGCAGTAATAGCACCAGTACCCGTTACATCACTTCCAGCAAAAGGATTAGCAACTAAACCATATCGTGTTTTGAAGCCAATTTTTGGTTGGAAGCTGTCTTGTCCAACAGCTCTTACCATTTGTAATGGTACATATGGACAGTAAAAAATACCTGCATCATATGGTGAGCTTCCTTTAAATCCAACAACATAAAATTGTTTAGTTGGAGAAGCATTACCACCAAGATTTGCTGAGTATGGATCAATGTAAACTTTAAATTTACCATTTAACACACCAACAAAGGTATTTCCTGTGTCATCAACATTCAAACTATTACTTAAAGATGATTGATAATCTAACACTCCAGCCATTTGCAAAGCAGAAGCTACGTCGGAAGAGCAGATAATTACATTACCTTTTCCTCTACGTGTTCTCTGAGCAATGGTGTTAGCATCACGTTCTAACGCAAACATCAAACCTTTAAATCGTTCAACTGACCATCTACCATTTGAGTCAGTATCTAAATCGAAGATACCAGCATTTGTGGTATTAATAGCAGCATCTGAATTATCATTATCAGCTTGTCCGAACTCAGCACCAATATAAATTGATCTTACGACCTCTCTATTGATTTCTGCAAGAATTTCAGCAGACAGAATATTTGACAATTCTGTTTCTGCATCTAAACCATGGATTGCTTTCAAGTCTTGAGCAAGTTCCATAGTATATTCTGCTTTTAGAGCTCTTGATTTAGCAGTCACCGTTGATTTCTCAATTGAGAATGCCATCTCCGCAAAAGCATTACCACTAGCATCACCTAATGCTTCAGCTTTCGCTGTAGTCATTGCTGTACCAGTTGTATATGTTCCTGGAGAACCGTCATTTAATATAGCAGGGTTAGTACCAGCCTGAGCTGTTGCACTAAAACCACCTGTCGCACTACCAGCAGCATTTCTACCAGTAAAATCAGAATCCGCTTCATTAAACAATGCTTCAGTTCCACCTTGAGTTGCATATCTACTTCTCATAGCAAATATTAAACCAGTTGGACCCGACATAGGTTGAACGCCACATACGTCATAGGCGATCAAATTAGGCATAGCACGTCTAACTAACGAAATAAGTATAGGATTCCAATTTGAAACACTAGAACCAGTAGCATTAGCAGGTGCAGCTTCACTTAAAAAAGCTTCATCTTCTCTTAATGCCTTCTCTTGGTTTTCTAGTATCACGGAAGTAACAGCTCTTTTATAATTATCCTTAACCTCTGGAAGGTCTGGATGATCTAAAACAGGTTGCCACTTCGTTTGTATATGTTCAGATAAAAACATTTTCTATCTCTCCTTATTATTGTTAGTTAACTAACAAGAAACGTTTACCACGTTTTCTTGTTTTTTAAATTACTAATAGCAGCGGTATATGCAGCCATAGACCCCTCTAAATTAGGGATCGAATTATCTTCCGCTACGGTACTAGTTTCATCATTTGCTTTTGTTTTAGGAAAATAAGAATCTTTAATAGTTTCTACTTTCTTTCTAAAATCATCCGCACCATTATATTCAATAGTTTCTGCTAAACCTTTAAGTTTATCTTTTTCGGTATCAGCTAAATCAGAAGCTACATCTTGCAATATATCTTCTCTAGCAAATTCACCTACTTTAGAATTTAACTCTACAGTTTTATCAACTGATTCATCTAATTTTTTCTTTAACTCCTCAATTTCAGCAGCTTGATTCTCAATTACATTGTATTTTTCTGCAGGCATATCAATGTAGTGAGATTCAAATAAATTTTTAAGACCACTAATAAAATCTTCTGATATTTCTGATCTTAAACCTTTTTCTATAGCCAATTCGTTATCTTTCATCCACTCCTCGACTACATAATTTAGATAAGCGTCCACTTTTTCAACAATTTCTTCCTTTGCTTTAGAAGTTCCTTCGCTTACTTTAGTTGCATATTCACTTTCTAATTTTTCAATTTCTTCTACTAATCTTGCTTTTACAGCAGATTCAAAAATTGTTGCAGCCTTTTGTTTGAACTCCTCAGATAAATCTGATTCATCACCAACAAGTGCCTTAACATCTTCTTTCATGTCAATATCTTTTACTTTTTCTTTAGCAGATTTCTTTTCATCATCATGTTGTGCTTTCAATTCTTTTTTCTTTTCATCACCTTCATCATCTTCCTTTACGTCTTTCTTTTCATCATCATGTTGTGCTTTCAATTCTTTTTTATTCTCAGCATCTTTTTCGTCTTGAGCCTTCAATTCTTCTTTGTCTTTTTCATCTTGCTCTTTGACATCTTTTTTATCATCATCATGCTGAGCTTTTAATTCTTTTTTCTTTTCAGCATCTTTTTCGTCTTGAGCTTTCAATTCTTCTTTATCTTTTTCGTCTTGCTCTTTGACAGCTTCTTTGTCTTTTTTAGCGTCAATTGCTTTCTTCAAAGCAGGTGGTAATTCACCTTCTTTTTTAACTTCTTTTTCCTTATCAGCATTTGCTTTCAATTCTTTTTCCTTTTCATCCTGTTCTTTAACTTCTTTTTCCTTATCAGCATTTGCTTTCAATTCTTTTTTCTTCTCATCATCTGTATTAGCTTTGACTACTTCTTTTTCCTTTTCATCTTGTTCAGGAATATAAGAGTTTTTCAAAGTTTGACCAGCATCGGCTGTACCTGCAGATTTTTGATGAGCGTCACCAGTTATGTGGTTAACTCCTACTGCAAAATCAATTTTTGGATCATTCGGAGAAGTAACCGCTTTTTTGATTACATCC